GTATGTAGAAGGCGGCAAACTAGATCGGGCTGTCAAAATTGAGATGGACGACCTTTACAGCTAATGAACTACCAAGCAATCCGGGCATCAATGGAGTCGCCGCTGCTGGCAGCATTTAGCGGCCTAACACCGTCTGTGCCGGTGTACTTCGACAACATCACTGCCGTCCCACCAAACACCACAACCGAGTATGTTCGCGTCAACATCACTTTCGGCTTAACCAACGAACCGACACTGACTTCAAGCGTCGATAATGCGCGTGGAGCGCTGGTTATCCGTGTGTTCACGGAAAAGGGCCGTGGTCCGTCGCGTAATCAAGAATTAATCACAGCCGCTGTAGATGCTTTAGAGACTATTAACGACACAGCCAAGATTACTACAGGTGTATATGTAAAAGTAGGCGAGATCAATGGGCCAACATTTTCAGCAACTGAGGAGTCACCACATTTTGTAGGTCGAATCGACACAGGATACACAGCAACAGTCCTGTAATAGCTATTAGCGCTAACCTGTAAGAAGCCGGGCAGTGCCCGCGGAAACCCTCATTTCTTGGTACGCCCAATGGCCACCACCGTTCTGTCCGGCACTTCAGGTGCCCTTTACTACAAGCCCGCTGGTACTACCGGCACCTTTACCGAGTCTGACGTTAGCACTGGCGACGACTCGGTGACCGTTGAAACCTACCTCAACTTCCGAGTAGGCGACCCGGTCCAGTTCGGCTTTGTCAACACTTTGACAGGAGCTGCAGGGTCTGGAACGCTTCCTGCGGGGTTGAGCACCGGCACCACCTACTACGTGATCAGCTACACCGCGAATACCGGCGTGCTTCAGGTGTCTGCAACTGCTGGCGGTGCGGCTGTCACGATCACTGACGACGGCACTGCCGTTTCTCCAAACGCCTTTGAAGTTTCATACGCCGCCTTTGCTGTTGTCGGTCAGGTCCGCGACTGGAGCTTTGAGATCACCAGGAGCGAGATCGACGTAACCACGATTGGCCAAGAGCCTGGCCAGTACGTTCCATTCCGCGCCTACATCTCTGGTTTTGGCGATGGAACAGGCACCGCAACCGTCTACATGACGAATGAAGACGCTGCGCTGTCCAACCGAATGGTTGAGGATGTGCTTCAGCGCCAGCAAGTAGGAGCAGCGCTGAAACTTTACACAGACCGTGTTTACACCAGCGGTTCTTTGGATGACACCCAAAGCCGCTCCATCGAATTTGATGCGGTGCTGACATCTGCCAGCTTGAACATCAACCCCGATGACGCGCAGTCTGTGACTGTCAACTTCCGTCCTGCTGGAACACCTACCTTCGACTTCAGCACTACCGCCTGATAAGCCACTACAGGATACGAATAAAAGCCCTGGTTCGCCGGGGCCTTTTAATATCTAAACGCTACAGTAGATTCATACACCATTATTTGTCATGCCGGTTCCTACCCGCGCCATTGACCGCCTTCGCAAGGCTGCCAATCTTGAGCCTACAAAGCGCGAAGTCGAGCTTTCTGACGGCAGCGTGTTTGAGATGTACGTCAGCCCTTTGACGATGGCAGAACGCGAACGCGCCCAAAAGCAGGCCAAGTCAGACGATGCCTCCGCATTCGCACTCCAGCTTTTGATCAGTAAGGCAATGGACGAAAACGGCGGCAAGCTGTTTTCCAGCGGAGAGATTGATGTGCTTAAGAACGAGGTCAAGGACAAAGACCTGCAATCTCTGATGCTCGCCATTCTGGACGACGGCGAAGAAGAGCCGATGGACCCAAAAGCCTAGTAGCGGATCTTCGCAAGGACAACTGGCTCATGTTGCAGTTTGGCGTTGCCAAGGAACTGGGCATGAGCCTGTCCGAAGTCCGCACCACGATGACACCGGAAGAGCTGATTGCCTGGAGCGCCTACTTCCAGATCCTTAATGAGGACCAAGAAGAGGCGATGAAACGAGCTAAACGCCGCCGATAGCTAGGGAGCACTTTTCTGCGTACAATAAAGTACGACGTAGCAGCTTTGGAACGTGGCCTACAGAGCTGAAATTGAAATTGCCGTAAAGGGCGCTAACCAACTTTCTAGTTTTCAAGGGAAGTTAAATGCGTCTGCGCTAGCTGTAGACAATTTAAATAAATTTTTGGAGACTTTTACCAATAAAGGTGAGGGAATTTCAAGGTCTATTTTAAATTTAAACAAACAGCTTCAAGATGCAGCTACAAACTTTAACGAAGTTGCTTTAGGAACTAAAGAGGCAAAAGATGCCGCTATTAACTATTTAAACGCCACTAGAAACTTAAATGAAGGACTTAGGGAAAGAGCTGCCTTACTCGCTGAAGTAGCAGAAAATGAGCGTAAGGCTAAGTTAGCTGCTGCGGGAATTAGAGAGACAACACAGTACCCAGGGCCTATTGGTCCTGGACCAGTGTCCCAGACAGCATTATTTTCAAGGCTTCCGCCCAGATCCGAGTTACTTAGCGGGCAATCTTCCCCGGTTGCTGATCTGGTTCAAAGAGCTTTAGAAGGCCGTAAAGACGAGCTAGAACTTCAAAAGTCCCTTCAAGCATTGGACCAGAGGGTTATATCAGACCTTGACGAAAAGTTAGGCATACAAAGAAAAATAACAAATCAAGTTTCTTTACAGGCACAACGCGCAAAAGATGCCCAGCTTCAGGGGCAATCTTTGAAAATACCTACGCCTTTTAGAACAGCGGGTTCTATGGGTTTTCCTGTCGCCCTTCCAGAAATCAAACAGGACCGTAAGATTAGAGAGCGTGCTCAAGCTCAGGAATCTGCTAAACGCGCCCTAAATTTACAAAAATCAAATTCTCTTCTTACGCAAGGAGTTACAAACTTAAAGCTTCAAGTAGCAGTTGCACAGCAATTAGGCGGTGTTTACGAGGAAATTGTAAGAAGCTTAAAAACAGCAAACGAAAGGCAGAGCAAACTGTTTAGGGCTAGGTCAAACAGACAGCAACGGCAAGAACTAGGCCAAGAAAATGTAGAACGGCTTAAGAGGATAAACCAGCTTGCCGGAAACAGGGTTTTACAAGAAAACTTAAAAAACAAAGTTTATCAAGTTGGGGCTAAACTTAGAAGTAACGAGTTTAACCAGGCTAAACAATTAGGCGTAGAAATTGATAATCTAATTAAAGCGGAAGACGCACGCATAGATAGGGCACGCCGAGTCTTGAAATTTAGGCAAAAGGAACGCGCTGAAATCCGTGCAACAGCTAAAGAAAGTGGTCGTCGCCGTAGGGATGCAATAAGCAACGCACTTATCGGTGGCGCGTTCCCGTTGTTGTTTGGTCAAGGCATCGGCGCAGCTGCTGGTGGTGCCGTCGGCGGTGGTGCGGGTGGCCTATTGGGCGGCCAGTTCGGCTTCGGCCTGTCTTTGGTTGGAACATCCCTTGGCCAAGCTGTTGATACGTTTGTTCAAAACACCGAAAAGCTTGCTGCTTCTCTTAAATCACCCACAGAAACTCTGCAAGCTTTAGAAGAAGTTGGTTTTTCTGTTAGCGATTCTGTAAAATTAACAGTCGAAGAATTACTAAAAGCTAATAAAGTATACGAGGCTCAAACTGTAGCTCTGCAAGAAATAACAAGGACATTAGGGCCGGACGCTGTTGCATTATTAAGCGCTTTTGACGAAGAAAATAAAAAGTTAAAAAATCAGTTTGAGAAACTTTCAGCGAGTATAACAAGCTCTGTACTTCCGTCCTTAGTTGGTTTAATAGCGCTCCTTAACGACTTTTCCGCTATTCTGAGTAGCGTTAAAATACCTAAAGGACTAAGTAAGTTCTTACTAGACTTGGGGGCCGCTGGGGCGGGCGGTGTTGTTCCTGGTCTAGGTGTAGCGCAAACAGTGTTTGGTACGGTAACTGCGAGAGGTCGTCGAGCAGCGGAGGAAGCAGGTCAACCAGGTCTAAGCCCACAGCTAAAAGCACTGGAATCTGAAGCAGCAGATAAAGCAGTTGAGCAAGAAAATGCTCAACAACGATCACAAGACTTACTAGAAAGTCAGTACAAGCTACAGCTTGCGGGTAAAAACATTCTGGACGAAAAAGTATACTTAGCAAAACAAGAGGTTATTCAACAACAATACTACAAAGAGATTAGTGAGGAAGTCTCTAAAGGTTTAGACACACAGCTACCCAAGTTGAGGCGTGCTATAGCTTTAGAAGAGCTTAGAAATCAACGAGTAGAAGCAAGAAGGCGTCTCCAAGAAAAAGAAGCGCGTGAGGCCGAACGCGAAACCAAACTTAGAAACGACCAATTTAATTCTTCTCTACTATTCTTTAATAGTGTGTATTCAGAGCGGCAAAATTTATTTGATCAAGTAGTAAGAATACAGAAAGGCGAGGAGGAAATGCTAATTCGTCAAAACAAGGACGCCGTAAATCGTCTTGAAATTGAGAAGCACAGCCTGAAGATAAAGCAAGATAAACAAATAGAAGACGCCAAGAGTGTGCAAGAAGAACTTATGCTAGATAGAGCCTTTGTAGTTCAAAATAAAAACTTACAACTTCAATTTGACCTAAAAGAGGCTTTGCGTAACCAAACTTTAGCCCGTTTGCGTGCTGAAAAATTAGTTACCGAGGAGTTACAAGAACAAGAACGTCAGACAGCTTTAAGAGACATTGACCGGTCGATCCAACGTGTCGGCGTTGGGATTGCCTCACCATTTTCAAATGGAGGCGAGCAGCAACTACTGCTTTTGGAGCAGCAGTTTAGACGCGAAGATCAAATTGCCCAAGGCAAGATTAAACTACTCAACCTCGAAAAAGAGTTGCTTTCTACAACTGAAGACACATCAGACAGCGTTATTAAAGATTTGCAGCGTAGTATAGCAGGTGAGAAAGCATTTCAAACCGAGCTACAAAACAGACTAGATATTCTAGATTTAGCAGAGCAAAAACAACTAAACCTC